ACGGTTGACCCAGCACCAAAAGTTCCCTGCCCTGCGGAAAAGTGCCTGACACTCCCTAAGGTAAAACTTGCGGCTTGGGTTTGACTTAGGCTCCTGAAGACAGTATGCGAATTAGTTACATCACTTTTTATTTGACCACTAGCGTACATCTGTGTAGTATAAACATTTCCTGTAGCTGGAAGTGCTAATCGAAATGATACTCCAGTAGATGTTACGCCATCTCCCACTCCGATACGACCAGATGAATCAATCCTCATCCGCTCCGTCGGGCTGCTTGCTCCGTCGGCGGTGGTAGAAAAGACCAACCTGCCCGGCATGTCGTTAGCGCCGGGGGTGCCGTCTACAAAAGCCTCAATACGAGCCGCTTCTGTTGCTTGAACGCCGTCGTCACCTGCAGCAGAAATACGCAGCAATCCATCATTGTTTTGGACAATAGTTCCGTATGATGTTCCGCGTGACTTTGCGGCAAAAACAGTCGCGGGAGTTGCACCATTTATACCGCAGAAGAATAAAGCAGATCCACCACCGCCTTCTTTGACTTGGAAACTAGGCGTAAGAGTCGTAGTAATTAGCCTTGTTGTAAGCGCAGTAGAAGTGCCAACTAACAGCCTGCCGGAGCCGTCGATGCGGGCGCGTTCGGTAGGTGTTGATCCTGTGTCGAACTGGATCCCACTTACATTGTGACTTAAGACGAGAAGATTTCCTGCGTTGTTTATGCTGCAGGAAGATGGATTCGCACCTATCCTTTTAAGCCTAATACCAAGCGGTCCGTCGTTTTCAAGATCCAATAGACTACTTGGACTCGCGGTACCAACACCAACATTTCCACTCGCATCAACAAACAACCTGCCAGTGCCATTAGTCGAGATGGCTAGTTCGTCTGCCGCAGGTGAATAAATACCGGTATTCGGGTCGGAGGCATCAAAAATAATCGCAGGCGTGGAAGCACTGCCCTTAGGAACAGTGAGCCCTTTTTTAATTACGAAATTGACTTCAGCCACGGTTCATTCTCCCCGTTAGGTACGACTAAATTTTAAGCGTTTTAAGTATCTGTTGTTTTCGAGTAAGCTGAGTCTAGAAAAAGCTCTTCAAATGCCAACTTCTTTGGAAAACGCAATCGAGAAATTTAGCGAAGCCTCAGCCCGCGTGGCTAACCTCAGCGTTAATTTAAATATGCTGAAGGCCACTATTCTGAGCGCGGAGAGTAATCTCCGAACTGCAGAAAGTGACCTTCGTGCTGCTAAAGATGCCGTAAAACAGGCCGAAGAGGACTCAAGAAATTAGAAGCCCACGTTGACTCGCTCAATAGAGGCAGCTCCTTTGATCGCACCGATGCCGGTTCCGCTGGCAAGGATGTGCATACCCACACTGCTGTAGACGGGCGCTGCTGTGAAGTCGTTTTTATTCAGCACCAAGCCGGAGATTTGAGCCTCTGAGAACTCCGTGCCTGCGGCGATCATCAGGTCGCTGAAGCGGCAGTTCCAACCCCCAAGCTCACCGTAAGTCTGAGGAGCTGTGGTTACGTTAGAGCCGGTGTAATCACCAAACCGAAGAGTGGGATTAGTGAGGGTGTTGTTGGAGTAGTAGATATAAGGGCTCGTGCTCTGAAAGATTACTTTCGATTCTTTCCAAAAGCGCGTGGTGTTGGTCCCGTCAAAGGTTACGGTTACAAGCTGGCCGGATGCGGCGATCACATAATTTTCGGTGGCTATATTCCATGAAACGTTGTTTGAAGATGTATCAAACGGACCCGAATCGTGATCCCCGTATGCGATGTATTCAAACGGAGACGTGCCGATTGCGTAACCGCCAATCGTCATCACAGTGAAGTCTACACCAGTAGGTGCGAGCATCTGGTTGAACACGGCGCCTGACATCCAATCATCTTGGAGGAGCACAGAGTAACTCCAGGCATTCGTACGAGTGAAGACGTTATCGACCGAATTATCCGTGGGGATGATCTGGAGTGCTTTGGTGCCCCCCATCCCGGTTATATATGCACCACCAAAAGGAACGCGCTTGCCCTGCACTCGGGAGGCAATCGCAGCAGCTTGCGTTCCGCTGTTTCCTAAACTCGTGCCAGCTGAAGGCAAGACGGTGCCGTCAGTGATGTCCGAGATGTTCGCCCACCAAAAAGTCCCTTCAATCGTCCCTCCGCTGCTAATCCGGAAGGCCCATAAGATGTCATCGAAGGCATCGTAGAAGAAGTAACACTCCAGAGCTTGTGAATCGTAGGCGCCACTCCGATCTAAGTAATAATTCCCACCACTGTTGACAACAGCTCCTGTAAGTCCAACTGCTCGGTAGGCGTTTACGAAATTACCGACGTAAGATTGGTAGTTTGAGACATCCCCGAACATCGTGTCCCGAGAAAGGACGAACGGATTCACCTGGATTGTGAGCGTTTGCTCTTCCGATTGACCGAAAGGCCAACCTGCGCGGAGTTTAATCGTATAGGTTCCTGGGACATCTTCCTGCCCGGCGATATTCCCGGTGCTGCTTACATCCGTGTAAGCGCCCGTTCCGGTGTAATCGTAGGCGTAAAAAGCAATCCCAGGATATGCCTCATCAAGCTCCGTACCCGTCGTTGACCAAGTTTCACCTTGGTTGACCGGAGTAGGATCATTAAGCGTGGTGAAAATGGGGGCCTTGAACTCAACGAATTCGCCACTACCCGTGCCGCCGCCTCCGCCGGTTTGGTTTGTGAAATAAAGCTGACCGGTGCCACTCGTGGCCAAAACCTGACCTTCAGTTCCTGCCGCGTAGGGGAGAGTCAGTGTGTAGGTTGCACCAGCCGCATGAGGCGGAGACGAGAGAGTGACGCCGTGACTGTTCTGTGAGCAGTTAAGGACGATTGCGCCGTCATTTGTGCCGTCGCCTTTGAATTTATAGAGAGCGCCAGCGGTGTTTGAGAAATTTATAGTACCTGCGTATTCCAGTCCGCTAACTGCATCAGCGTTAATTACTTGGTAGGAACCACTTTCGGTAATGTAAATTCCTGAACCGGCTGCGATCGAAACCGATTCACCACTGGCTGGAACAGCGTTAATTACTTGGTAGGAACCGCTTTCGGTGATGTAAATTCCTGAACCGGCTGCGATCGAAACCGATTCACCACTGGCTGCAGGCGCACCGACAAGATTCAGCGCTACAGCGGAACTCATGATTCCGCTCAACGTCATCTGTCGTGGTTGAGCATCCGCTGCGATGTAATTGGGATCGATTACAGCGAAAATCGCGTTTTCTGGAGCTGAATCAAACTCCTGGAGTTCATTTGTTTTGATAAATTCACGACCCCACTGGCGAGCGGTATCGAGATTTCGTTTTCCTGCCATGGAGTTAACTGAAGACGCTTGATAATTAGTCTAAAATAAATACAGGGGATATTTTTCTAAACAGGGGAAAATAAGCCACAATCTGCGTCCCCAGCGTCGAAAATAATCGCAGGCGTTTTAAGTATCTGTTAACGCGACCGGTCTTAAATTGAAGTAAAATAAAAATAGTCCTCACAGACTTTGTGACGGAACTTGATTTACTATTCGAGTTACAGTGTTTATCCAGATCAACAGCACGCAAGAGGTTCAGAAAGGATATCTTTTCGGCGTGGGACCAAAAGTGCGCTTATTGCGAAAAGTCGGACCCCAGAACTTTAGATCATGTTGTGCCTAAATCTAAAGGAGGTATGACAGTACGTGCTAATCTTATACCTTCATGCGGTGACTGTAATCTTTCTAAAAGTAATGAGCGCTGGGATATGTGGTACAGATCTCAGACATTCTGGACACAAGATAAAGAATTAAAAATTTTGGAGTGGGTTAATAAAAATCACAACGAATCTACATCGGCTAAAGAATACGAAACGCTATGTAAGGAACCGCTACTCTTACCAGCGCTCGAAGACGCTGCGTAGATTTGTATAAAATAGAATTGGTGATATGAAGTACCGATGCCTGAGTGGCTGCTCGCCCTGATCGCTTCCTCAGTGGTGAGCGGAGTCGGGCTTACTTGGAAGAGAATTTCGGACACGAATGATCGAGTCGACAAGCTTGAAGTCCGGCTTGCCGAAGATTATGCAACCAAAGGAGATTTAGACACAGCGTTTGACCGAGTAGACAAAGCGCTGTGCCGTTTCGAAAATAAGTTGGATGCTCTGGTTATGTCAGAGCTGCGCACTTTTCGTGAAGGTTTAGTTCAAAAGGTCAGCGGACTTGAGGAATCCAGCCGACCCGGATAACTTCACTTTTTAGCGATTTTAGTAACGATACCGGCAAGAACCTCGATAAATTTGTACACTTTGTTGTACACCTTATTATCCGTTTCGCTGGGAGTAAGATTGACGATAACAAGGGCAAGCGCGTGGGCAGCAGCGCCGACAGCAACAATATCAACCCAATGAACAGTAATGAAGGTTAAAAGGGCGGCCATTTAAATCGAAGGCGGTTACTTACATTTTAAACTCAATCTTTACGCCAAGTCGACTTAATTTCTATTGTCCCTCCTAATAGATCCTGTGCTTTAGAACCGTCAGGTTCGTGCTCTATGTATTCGTACTTAGCCGGATCTTCTTTTTCCCATTCCTCTGCAAGTTTTTCCGCTTGTTTACTGACATCCAGCATTGTTTGTTCTACTTTCCAAAGTACCCAATCCGGTCTAGTCCATTCAAGTATTTTACCAATCCAAGGGTTACGTTTTAGACGCGGCCAAATATCTAACGCGTTTATAATTAACTCGTGTATTACTGCGTTCCAGATATTGTACTCATCCATTTTTAATTCCAAAACCTAAGATTAGCCTATCTTGGTATAATTAAGCTAAACGGTGGTTACGCATGTCCGAACTTGCCCGTGATTTAGAACTAAATTCCGTTCTGGCTTCCGGGGTTTCGGACGCCGGTCAGCGTAGCGGTTCGACTAATTTTCAGCAACGCCGCGTAGTTAGCCCCGTGGCCAGCGGAGTTATTGTTGACGCCGCGACCGCCAAATACGACACCGCCGATGGTAAGTACGGCATTAGCGATTACTACCGGTTCCAAGCCACGGCAACTGGCGTTATGCACGTCAACATCCGTGAACAAAATAGTCTCCGCAGCGTTATCGTTCTTGATTCGGCCGGTATCGAAGTGATGGAAGCAGAGCCTTCCAAGTACAGTCGTCGTGATAATTCTGTGACTTCCCAGCGCATCGCGTCATCTGGTATTTACTACATGTATATCCAGACGGGCGGTCGCAGCTCTGCCGAGTACCGCATCGACGTAGATGTTATCGAAGAGTGAAAATTTCCCAGAAAGGCATCGATCTAGTTAAACATTTCGAAGGCTGCGTTTTAGTCGGTTACCCCGATATTGGAGGTATTCCGACCGTTGGCTACGGATCGACAGGTCCCGATGTCCACGTGGGCATGAAGATCACACAGGCTGAGGCCGAACGGCGCTTAGCTAAAGAACTAGAGCACTTCGAAAACGGCGTCTCAAATTTAGTCAAAGTCGCGATCAATCAGAACGAGTTTGACGCGCTTGTCTCATTCAGTTTTAATGTGGGACTCGGTGCGTTTAAACAAAGCACTTTACTGCGTCTGCTGAACGACGGTACGGAAAGAGATATTGTATCCTCTGAGTTCCTACGGTGGAACAAGGTAAACGGCAAAACTGTCGAAGGGTTGACGAGGCGACGCAAAGCCGAACAGGCGCTATTCTTGACCGAAATCAAGCATCCGAAATTGGCGTCCTCCATCCTGGCTGAGCACGACACTTGGCTAAAGCGCCGCCCGGTGCAGAGCTCAGAGCTTGCTGCCGAAGAAAAGCTGTTCGTACCCAAGGGCTCAGCGTGGGCTTGGACGGAGATTCGCATCCATTCCGGCGAGCGGCATCAGCAGGTTGTTCTGGAAGCCCAGCCGGACAAAGAATGGTGGATATTCCCAAATCACTGGAAAATTATTAACGACACAGAGCCGCAGGAAGGTCCGCCGAAACCTGACGGCGAGATCAAGCTTGTCGTTCCTTACTTCAGCCAAAGAGATAATCAGAAAGATCCGTATCGCACATGCTTCTCTAGTAGCTGCGCGATGCTGTTGGCAACACTTGATCCGGATGCTATTGAGGGGGATGATGAATATATTTCTGAGGTTTATAAGTATGGGGACACCACAGAAGCTTCAGCGCAAATCGGTGCCTTGAAGCACTTTGGGCTGGATGCGAAATTTGTACAGAATGCCGGCTGGGACACAATCGAAGCTCAGTTAAAGAAGAGTATCCCTGTTCCGGTCGGTATTTTGCACAAAGGACCTGTGTCGTCGCCCAGCGGTGGCGGTCACTGGATATGCGTGGTCGGCATTACAGCAGACAGGAGCAAGCTATGGGTGCATGATCCGTTCGGGGAGTTGGATTTAGTAGGTGGGACCTATGTGTCTACGGATGGTAAGTACAAGCTGTATTCGAAGAAGAATCTAGGACCTCGGTGGCTTGTGGAGGGCGGCAATTCAGGGTGGTTAATTTTGGCAGCTTGAGCAATTGCACTTGAGATTTTCTAGCTCGATTAGAGGTTTGCCGATTTTATCTAACTCAAGCTCGATGATCTTATCGTTAACCACGCGAGCAGCTTCGATCTTGCAGGTGTGGAGGCCGAGGTAGAATTTTTCACCTTTGTGCCAAAGCTGAGCCTCCCACTTGCCGCTTTTGTGCCGAGTCACACCCACGGCGCCGCTTGTGTTGTCTTTCCTCGTCCCTCGATTATGTTGCTGCAAGGAATCGTCGCCAAGCCTTAAATTCCCGACATTATTATTCAGTGAATTCTGGTCCTCATGATCAATCTCAAGTTCACCAGGATCAACACCATTAGCCATCAAATAGATCACACGCGACGCCTTGTAGATTCTCCTATCAACCCCCACCACCCAATCAAACCGGCCTTGTTTGCTGGAATTCGGCTTCTTCGTCCCAGCCACACTGCCAGCCCTTGTCTTATTAGTTCGATCCACCTTCCACACCAATCCCGACTGGACCCCAAACTGAGACTTGGTGATCGGAACTATTTCAAACAGCTCATTTAACCGCTCAATCGGCGGTAATGCGATAGGCTTAGGCATCGGCCTGGGTCCTCAGGTTGATCACGCCTCAGGAGCTGACACTCGCTGGGGCACAATTTTTTCAGCCGCAATCGTAGCAGGATTTTCTTCTTTAAACATGAACAGCTCAGATTGGGAAAATGTTGCTAAATGCGCTGATGCGCGTGTAATGGCGCGTACGTTCTCTTTTGACGACGAAGAGAACAATATTCTGGGCGACCTAGAGACGCGGGAGATGGCGCGTGCTCAGTCTTACAGGGAGACTCTGATCGGTTCTACTTATATAGACATCACAATGGAGATCGCCATGGCGTTTAATCAGGCGAATCTGATCCAGGATGTTGCTGACAAAAAAGTTACAGGCATCCGAATAGACATTCTCACCGAGTAAACTGAAAGGCCCGACCCCAGCGCCGCGTGGCAATTACGGACAAGTACGCCGAGCTCCTTGCAAACTGGAGCGTAAAAGAAGAGCAAAACAGGGCTGATTTTCTTGATTTTCTTTACTGGCTGTACGACCGGGATAACGGTCTTTACACCGGATTGTGGCAGCAGTTTTGCGACGATATCGCTGTTGTTACTCAACAGTGTCTGAACACAGATCAATCTTTTATTGAAGCTGTAGTTGAGAAAGTTAAGTCTCGCGTTAAAGCTGGTACAATTTAAACAGGATCTTAGTTAGCGGGATGGCTAGAGATTACGATAAAGAGTATAGTAAATATCATAGTACTGAGAAACAAAAGAAGAGGCGAGCGGCGCGAAATAAAGCCCGTCGTCATCTTGAACAGCAAGGTCGGGTCCATAAAGGAGATGGTAAGGACGTCGATCACAAAGATAGAAACCCCCATAACAATTCTTCGGCTAACATAGGAGTACGATCCAGAAGCGCCAACAGGGGCGATAACAAATAAAATGCCTATTGTTCCTGGTTCTGACGCCGGTAACTCTCCCGAAGCCGCTCCTCGGCTGGCGATGCCGACGTTCGGCATGTTGAACCAACCACCGATGCCAGGTGTTCGCCGCGTGGCACAACTAGACGACATGAACCGTGTGTCGTCCCAGTTCGCGCATGATCGCGGTATGTACGGTCGTCCTCCTGTAGGACCTGTCGAATACGGAGAAGGCAATATAAAGAAATCTACAGCTCTTACTGGTCCTGCAGGTTACAATCAGCGTAACATTCCTCTGCCTAACTCTCCTGATGATATGAGTCAGGCAGAGTACATGATTTCATTAAACGAAAACAATCCAAAGACCCGCATGATGTTGCAGCAACTCACGGCTGTACCTAAGCAAACAATGCTAAATACTCCTTCTTTTTCCGACGATTACCCTTATCAAAGTAGCAATACTGTCAACAACCTGTTAGCTTTAGCTAAGCTCAAAAAGGGCTCGGGCAAGTGAGCGAGAATAATTTTCCGATTAGGATGGCAGGTCAGCGATTTGGGCTCGATGCGGCCCGGATGTCTCGGCTGACTCCGTCTGAAGTTACTTCCCGCTTACGCTACCAACAAACTTTCCCTAGGTCATGAATCGTTTCGCAGGCTCTCTGATCAGAATCGACCCTTCGGCAATCCCTCAATACGGTGATCGTTGGGCAGGACAGGTCATCAAAGAAAATCCCGGCATTGTGGAGCGCGTGGCCTCGGCAATCGGTATAGTACCTACGACTCAGCAGCCTGCCGGTGAATCGCTTGCACAACGCGAAGCTTGATTGGATCACTCAGGATCCTGAGGCTGTTGTAGCTCGGCACGCTCGGGTCAGCACCAAGAATCCTGACCGTGCCGAGTTCGAAAAGCTGCTGACCTTCTGTATTAATGAAGGGCACTGGAGCATTTTTGAGCAAGTTTGTGCTTCGTTTGAGATCGTTACGAGTCGCGCAATCTCAGCTCAAATAATTCGTCACAGATCTTTCCATTATCAGGAGCTTTCTCAGCGTTATTGTGCGCCGGATAAAGTTCTGGATGACGCCTGGGCTAACTGTTGGGACTTCGAGCTTAGAGCTCAAGATTTTAAAGACCGTCAAAACAGTCTTGAGTTTGGGGATGAGACCGTCAAAGAGGTCTTGAAAGGCCGCATTAAAGAGGTCTTTTCAGAGATCGAGGATGTGTACCAGACGCTTCTTGAGTCCGGCGTGGCTCGTGAGTGCGCTCGAAATATTCTTCCGATGTGCACGCCCACGCGGCTGCACATGCAAGGCACACTAAGGGATTGGATTTTTTATGTTGGTCTCCGGGGCGCCAACGGTACGCAGAAAGAACATAAATACATCGCCCATGATATCGGCCGCGCATTGTCTGCTTATGTTCCTGTTACGGTAAAAGCTGTGCTGGCTTCTGAAAATCCCGCTGTTGAGGGTTGGCGGGTGATTGAAAATTTAGAAGTTTGACCCTATTAGAAAGCCCCAGTAGTCCTTCATGGGGACGACCGGGGCTCTCTTCGCGCGTTCTTTAACTATAACATACTTTTCCACGGATCGTCTGCGTTTTCTGGCGGCTGATTATTTTGTTGAAATAGTTCTTTGGCGACTTCAGTTGCTCGCGGCACGAATTGACGAGCCTGCGTGGCAGCTGTAAGCGTCTGTACCTGACCTGCCATTATCTGAATCTGTTGTTTTAGCACAGCGTTTTCTCTAATGATTTCGTCCGTTTGATTATCAGCCCAAGCTTTGGCATTTAAGGTCAATTGAGTCAGTGCTTGTTCGGGATGATCGAATGAGTACACAGTACCCATAGGAGTTTCGATTCGTTGGCCTGCATTTTGTACCGTCACCAAACTTTCCAGAAGTTTCTCAGCTTGCGGCAGTTCAAGTTCCGCGTGGAAAGCCAACTGTTGCGGCGATACCAAACCTTTGAAATTTTCGTAGCAATAACTCAGTGATTTAGCTACTTTTGTTGCTCGATCTGCTTCTTCTTTTTCTTTATTTTTCTTAGTGTTAATCAGACTCGCAGTCACCAACGAGCCTCCGGCGGCAGCTCCTAGCACCGGAAAGGTTCCGGGCTGTGCGATGACCGAGCCAACTGCCAGACCGAAGCCGGCGCACGTGACAAGGAGAGTTTTAGTGATCAGCATTTGATGGTTTGGGGTCGTGTTCAGCAAACGCCTTATCCCAGACGTTGGGGTTTGCAGCAAAGTCTACCGGCGACGGCAGGCGATTATCACCCCGGTTACGTGGATCCGTGGTCGGATCGTAGGGCTTGATCGCAAGTCCTTGGATAACAGCTTTGCCGTTGATGAATTTAGACTGCACTCCAGGCACTTTCAACACATTATTTGTGGTTTCACGAAGACGATCCACAAAGCGGGGTTTTGCAATCGTGCGGAACCCATTGCATTTGGCAAAGTTACAGTAACTTGCATAAACTTCGTTAAACGCATTCTTGACGTATAGACCTTTTTCCTGTTCGTCAATGTTCGGTTTCAAAGCGCCTGCGCCAAGTACCGTGTAGGAGTTCGGTGCATACATGGTGCACTCTGCCAGCCAAGCCACGATCGGGTTGTTGAAAATAAGGGCCTCGATGTTTGTTGTGTTTAGTGTCGGAGCAAATTTAGTCGGGTTTGCCAACACTTCACGCATATGGTCATGCCCCATGCTCAGCGCCCACGCCGCGATGTTCGGTAGCTCGGGAGCGAACTCACCCTCAATGTGATCGGGGTACACACTGATCAAATTCTTACGTTTTGAAGGATTAATGACGTTGTTCATCACAATCGTAAGTCGCCGACGCTCTAGACCGCTACTGATATCCGAGCTACTGATGTGCTCGTTAGACGCGATGGAAACCAAAAGCTCGGGTTTGAAGTTGATAACCTCTTTGCCGTACTTACGTTCGGCTCTCAGCGTGTCGCTGGCAGACGTCAGTTTTTTGAGGGTATCTAGTCGGCGGCTGAACGAAGCTTCGTCAGTCAGCAGCAGTAGCCTTTTTCCAATCAGGCTGTGCCCCTCAAACCGGTTCGTTTCTATTGTCTCAAGGTCGGATGTATGTGTGCCTGTGTAGCCCGCCAGAGCGATCAGCACCTGCTGCAGCGTGGATTTACCAGACCCACCGGCACCAATCAAGTGGAGGAATCGCTCGCCTGTTGCGTACCCTACGAGGACAGCTCGGCAAAACGCCTGAATGATGACGACGTTATCTTTTCCAACAGCCCAGGTCAGCCAGTTGAGGAACTTAGGGCAGTTGGTATCTTCGCTGAAGTCAAAACCAAGGCGACTTCGGAAATACAAGTCACGCTGGAAACCGTCAGCAAAATCTAGAGATTCGACGTCAAGAACACCATTCCGGAAAGCTACCTTTCCACGATTAGATGTCCAGATGGATTTACGACCGCCCTTGATTGACCGTAGCAGACGGGCTTTCAGCAGCAAAAAAATACTGTTTACGGTACCGCTGTTGTATCGCTGCAGAATGCCTGTCTGTACGAATGTATCTAACGCTTTCAGGATGCGCCGTTTAATATGTTGTTCATCGCTGAGAAACCAAATTCCTTCCTCGTCGTCGTAACTAAAAAACTCGTCGAGGGAAGAATCGTACAGAAACTGATCGCCGTAGTTGCTTGAGATAACTTCGGCAATGTCGTTTTCGCTGAACGCACGATCGTTGTTCTGCAAATTGATCAACTGTGCAGGAGTCTGCGGCGTGGTAGCCATGGGCTCTTCGTCGGGTGATTTTGTGGATGTTGATGATGATTTGGACGACGGCTCACTGGTCAGATTGAAGTCGTCGAGGGAAAGCACAGAGTTTTTTGGTTGTGCTTTGTTTGCCTTGATTCGATCTTTGACCGAGTCGGGGCATTGTTCCGCAAACACAGAGCGGTTGGCGTACTTGATTTTTCTCCAACACGCCATTTCGGCATCTTCCGCCACGATGGCTGCTGCTGGTCTCAAGCTGTTCGCGTCCGTGATGGAGTTGAGGATGCGATTAAATTTTCCGTCTAGTTCCGGGGCGTACTCGTAGATAGCATAGAACAGACGGTGCGCGACGTCAAGAGGGGCCTCCACTAAGGTGACTCCATGGCCATTGCACCAGTTCGCCCAGCCGATGATTTCCTTGAGACCGGTTGCCATGGCTAGGCTCCGGTCCTCTACTTCGTCGCCGTTCAGCATGTTCTGGACGGACTTGCTTAGTAACAGGTCGGGCTGACAGCCGTCCGCTGCGACCACGCAGTCCAGAGCTTCTTGAGCGTCGTACCGAAATGCCGAGTCTTGCGGCAGCGTGGCAAAGACCTTAACCCCCTCATCGATCACTTTGGTTGGGATATATTTTTCAGTCGCACAGATCAAATCTTGCAGACCACGACCGCCGTAAAACAAATTGACGGTCTGTGTCGCACGTTTGTCCGAACCCGGAATCTGTACAGCTATTTGCCGTACAAACCACTGGTAAAAATCCGGTTGTACAACGTCTCGTTCGAGTCCGAAGGCGAGACGAAACCTAGGCCAGTCTGGCGTGTTGCTCGGGGAATAGTAAGCGAAAGACAGATACTTTTTACATATATCTAATTCAAGTGCTTGTTCTACTGTTAATTGAATGTCCTTTATCTTTTCGCCGTTCTCGTCTTTACCATCCGCTTGATTGTCGATATCGATAATAACTAAACCGGCTTTTATAAATCCTGTATCTCCACTTTTGCGTTTTCCATCGATCAGCTGCGCTGCGCAAAGACCAGCACCCGCCGCGATGCGGTCAGCAATTACTTTTGTTGAATCGCTAGATGCCTTCCAGTTTTCGTTAAAGGCGGCAAAGTTACCGCCAGATGATATCTTTCCGGTCTTTGGATTTAGGTATTCGCAAACTTTCTGATTAAACGAATAACTAAATTCCATGAGACCCCTTGTGGCCCGGACATTCTGGCACAGAAAAGCGCAACGCGCATGGTTTGCTCTGTAACAACCGAATATTTCTAGATTCGATCATCTCAAATGAGACTTATCCTGTTACGTTATGAGTGTCGTAATACTTACGTACGATTTGCCACCAGTTTTCTTTGTCTTTTTCGATGTCTTTTTCGCCAAAACTAAATACCTGAACGCTGTAATCAGGTATCGGAGTAGAAACTATTATTTGCGTTTTAGAGATCTTAATTCCTAAGCATTTTTCCGCTGCGATTGTGTAAGCAGCAAGCTGTAGTTTAGTTTTTTTGAACTTGAATACCCCACTGATCAGGGCTTTCTTGAGGTTCTCTGGGATGTCAGCTTTGCTGGATGGAAACTTAGCGCTGTAAGGGCCTACAGATGTTTTAAAGTCTCCTAAAATTATCTCGCCGTTGCTGTCTTTGTAGATAATGTCACAGCAACCAGCCCAGCCATGGCCTGAAGGAGCATCGTAGTAGTGTATGCGTCCGACTCCGTCATCCCCGACGTAGCGGGACCAACTGGGTTGGTTGTAAGGTTTTTCGCTCCACAGAACTCGTCCGCTACCGATTAGTTCGTCGACTTTCTCTGGAACGTCTACCCAGTACGGTTTAAGATCTTCTCTGGGGTTTACTGTTATTCCCCTAATGTGGTTTTCTACCGCTTCATGAATCCAACTTCCTCTCGCTGCTGCAGCGTCTGCAACGCCTGGATTTAAAGCATTCCAATGCGCCAGTTTACGCTGCGTTTCAGCGCTCTGCGTGGCGGACAAAATCGAAGTAACCGACGGAAGAGGTACGTCAACACCTTCGCAGCGATAGTGACGTAGACCGTTGACTGTAAGCCTGGTACTATTTGACACGTTAAGGAAGACGGAAATTTCCGTCTTAGATCTTTGCGTATTTTATACGGTTAATACTGAATTAGAACTTCAACGCGATCTGGGGCGAGGGGCCTTCATCCTCTTCATCTTCATCTGTTTCCTCATCACCGCCGATATAAAATTCACTTACTTGATACTTGAATTCTCTTTGCGCACCAATCATTTGCTCGTGGAGGCATTGGCCTGCATTGTAAGAGTCAATAACAATTTCAGCGCATGTTTCTGCATCTCTTGCTTCGCCATCTGGCGATACACACTCCTGGAGTAGTTGGGTCGAAACGAGGAGTGATGCGATGCGATCCAAAGCACGGTTTGTCTCCGTCAGTTTATCGAGTAGTTCCCGATGAAGCTTTTCAAATTTATGCACTTTGAAGTGGAGGGAGAGGAGGAACTGTTTGCCAATCTACAAGAAACTCGATGTTCGTGCCATCCATCCAGTTCTTCGGTTGCCTGAAAACAAACCATGCTGACGTTACGGAATCACGCGACTTGCTGACGGTGCTGAACTGCGGCCGTGGCGAGAAAATCATCAAGTCAGACAGTTTATTATTTTGGAACAATTTGCGTCTCTTGGCTACCGGCTCTAAGAAGCTCAAGCGATCCAATATGATTACGCCTTTATTCGCTATTGTTATGCCGTAGTCTAGAACGTAATGAGTTTCTTGTTTTAGTCCTGTTGTATTTGCGATCACCCAATCAAACACACTGTGCTTTGTTGTCCACCAAAGAGGGTCAAAGATGTGAATTCCTTTTTCGTAGCTATCGCAATCTAACTGTTGTTGGTTGAATTGAGCAGCCAGTTGGCCCCCAGAATCGCACGGTAGTAAAAGTTTTCCGGTGAGCGATAGATGAGATGATAGTTGATGGACGATACCCTGAGGAATTTGGTAGAAGTCGGTGCTCATAGTGATTTGACTACGTTAGGATAAGATGAATTCTAATCCTGTTTGCTGTGCATTGATCCTAGGCTTAACACAGGATTATCGAGTCTCATGCGTCTCTTCGAGCTCACTGCAGAACAAAGCTTTACGCACCAGCGAGTCATTCGGGATGCAGACAAGCTAACCAAAGAAGAACTCGTAAAAATTTTAGGGGAGATACATCGTTTGTATTTGATCAAGGGCGGCTTGTTTACAAGGTTGGTCAATTGGTGCGCACGGACCGGCGTGGAACTACCTCCTCTAACTGAGTTGTACGACGGAGAATCTCCACTAGTTAACTCGGACCCAGATGTTGTCTGAACTTTTTTCGAAACCCCATCGTTCGAGATAACGGAGGAGAGGTTCTCGATTTTTATCTTGCGGGTAAGCGAACACAGGTCCTGGTGTGTACTCCAAGACTAAACGGATCATACGTGCACAGATTGCAAGACATTGAGTATCCGCCATGTTGTGTGCTTGTGCTGCTCGCCTTGCTCTTCGATTTTTTCTATTGTTGTACCAATCCTGTTGAGCCCTCTTACTTTTATATATGTGTAAAGCCAGGTTGGAGGCAAATCCAAAGTCTTGAAGCACTACACAGATCCAAAGATTTTTGTATTTGACTCTGTAGGTTTGAATTTTTTTCATAAAAAAGCCCCCGCGTAGGAGGCTCGGATCTTGGCTTCGACCTAGTTTAAATCAAAAATCCAAACCAAGCTTCTTTGCTTGCTCTTCCGTAAGCTCCATTTTCCTTTTGGCTGATGGAGGTTCTGAGGCAGCCGCTAAAGCTTTCGGGTCTCCCGCCGACGCAAGCTGTTCGGTAGTTGGTTGTGTCCGTGCAGCTTGGAAAGCGGCCTTGATCGCTGTGTGGTCACCACCTAAGGGAAGCTCAACAAGATCGCCGCCAGGGATAACCGACTTCAACACATTACTTGCGGATTCAGCACCGCCGTTTTTAAGCCAATCGCCGATATCTTTGATCAGCTGTTCCTCATCATCGTTTTGAGGCGGACGGTCAGCAAACGCAAGGGCGTTGTAGTTGATCTTGGCACCATCAGCACCAGTCAGCGGATCCCGTTCGTTGAAAGAACGAGTTTCGAATTTCGTGGTGGTCACCACAGTGCCGACGTTAATTCTGTTGTTGTATAGATTTTGAAAGTAAGAGATGAAGTTTTTCTGCGAGGACTTCCCACTGATGATGCTGGTCGTTACGCAGCGTGGGGGAAGCAACCTGTGCTTAGGGGTAACCCCAATGTAAGCAATGCGTAAAAACTCCTCACCTTGGCGCATCCCTAGGTTGCCGTAAAACGGACTGAAACCTAAAAGGACAAACTCGATGGGTATTCCATTGTCATTGCGGTCGATAATTGCGGAATCAGGATCGACGTCAGATTTCCAACGGCGAGCTTGAAGATCAATGCGGAGTGTGTGCGGAGGGATGTTGCACAGAATTTCCGATTCGGAAAATTCGCCAGCGATGTACATCGGTTAGTAAGCGGAGGAAGTCAGAGCGAGAAATCAATAGATCCGAGGGCAGCGGCAGCGACCTTACCCTTCTCAGGATCGGCAGCCTTGGTAGGTGCCTTGCGGGTCGACTTAGGAAGATACAGAACTTTGTCGAGATTGTAGTTAAGGTAACTCTTGTCGTCTTTCTCAGAGGTCGAGACTCGTCCTACGGCGATAGTAGGTGTGCCTGGTGCTAGGTCAGACAGTTGCTTGCTGAGTTCGTTCCAGGCCGTCAGTTTGAACCATTGCGTTTCGTTGTCCTCAGAAGACCACGCAAGCGAACGGTTTGTCACCGTTGCGTCCGTCAGTTCAACTTCGTCTGCTTTGGGACCGAGGCCCCCCGTGGCAATGAACAAGTTCATCGCTAGCAGATCGCTGAAGTTGTCCTGTGTCACTACCAGCATGGGCTGCATTTGCAGCACGCCATCGACAGTAGCCCGAGTCGGACCCAGAGCCAATACGGTCTGGTCCTTTTCCAGCTTGCCGAGCAGCTTGCCGACATAGTGGTCGGACTTTTGGAGGAGCTGAACTTTGGTCGGTACTCGCTTGTCGTTTGAGGGCAGCGCCTCGGCAAGCACGTTGGTAGTTCCTTCGTCTGTCTGCGCTTCAGAGGTGACGCGCAGTCCCAGAATGAATACATTCATCCTTGAGCTTCCTGTAAATCGTTGAGCGGTTGACGTTGAGTGCCTTAGCGATCTGCTTGGCAGATGCGCCTTGGCTATGGAAGGCTAACAGCATTTGTATGTCACCGCTCGAAAGCTTGGTGTTTTTCTCCGCACAGTACTCAAAGTGATACGGATTTATACAGTGTGCATTCTTGCACCGAGGCTTCGGGATAACGCCGTCACGCGGTATGTCTAGATATTTAAGTATGGTTGTTCGTACGTAATATCTCTTTCCAAAAGCGTAAAAGCACGGGGTGTTGTTTGTGAAGGAACCTTCCCACAGCTCGCATTGTTGTTGACTGAACTCATTAAAGGCTAATTTTTTAAAAAGTTTGGACACTGCTCCTTCGGTTGCAGCGCCGTATTTGATTTCATAACGGTCGCAATCCAAAGCACGTCCGATATCCAAAGCTTGTCCCTGCGCGTGGGCCGTATCAGACGCACACACAGGGAGCGAAAGCTCTTTGGATTTTAATTGAAATAATATGCTGTGATTTTCCAAACGTTACTTCTTCTTCTTATCCTTATCCTTATTTTTCTTTGCTGCATCTTCCAGAGCTTTACGAGCTTGGTTACTAAGCTCGATATTTCCTTTTTCGGCTTGTTTTAACGCTGCTTGGGCTGAGCTGCGCCCGCCTTCTGAAATCAAAGCGGCAGCGGCATTGGATCCCATTTTTCCGGGGTCGCCTGCTGCTGCGGCGGCACCCATAGCTCCTCGACCGGATCCGGACGATATTCTTTCCTGTACGACCTGGGAAGCACGTTGTGCCGTGGCAGGAGCCTGAGGACTCGAAGGTGCTACGTAAGAACCGTAACTAGTCGTCGACGCAACCTTACCGCTGCTCGCTTTACTTGTCGTCTTGGCTTGTTGGCTAGGCTTCTTCGCCCATGCCGGGGTCAAGCCGCCGGTCTGTGCGGCAGCAGGAGCGGCAGCAGGAGCGGCAGCAGGAGCGGCAGCAGGAGCGGCAGTACCGTAACCTATGGTCCCGTAATTAACATCTCCTGCGTAATAATCGCCATAGTATTGTTCCCAGTTGCCGCCTACTACAGGCGCGTTGTAGGTCGTGCCCCCTCCGGTCTGAGCAGGAGCAGCAGGAGCAGCAGGGGCGGGAGTCGATACCTGAGCGCCTGGAATAATGCTTGCCGTGCTGTAGTTACCTGCACCTAAGCGACCGCCGCGCACGCCTTTATAGTCGGTGGTAACCAGTTCCCGAACACCGCCGGGCATACTGGCCATGTAGTCGTTGTATAAAGACGCGGTCGTTTCTTCTTTAGCTGCATCACTGACTACAGAAGTAGCCGGTGTTGATGTCGCCGAAACTGTTTCTTCTGGCTTATCGACTTCTTCTAATTCCCCTAATCCTTCAATCGGCGTCCCGTACTTGAAATTCGGAAAACTTTTGACGAGAACACCCTGTTTAACGCCAGTTTTGCCGCCTGCTTGCTTTCCCTGCATTTTCGCAAGAGCTTGAGGCTTACCGCCGATTTGGAATCCGTAAGTAGGAGTAGCGGTCATTAATTCGAACCCAATCTTAGTTACAGGATAGCAAAATTACTATACACTTTCAAAGTACCTTCGAAGTTGATGACCCTTCTTAACCACCATATCTAAAGTATTTAAAGTGAATGCAGCGTCTTCGTAAGTCTTAAATACCTGAGCTTTGTTTCGTTCGTTACTGTATTTAACTAGAGTCTTGTTTTTAATCGATTCGACTACAAATTTCCCTTCCGGGTTTGTAATGACCCAGACTTCCTTGAACTGTAAGTGAGTCCGAGTAGCCACTTCGGCTTCGGTAAAGAGTTGCGTTTTCTTTGGTACTTTAGAACGGATTTTGGGGTCTTCTAACTTTTTTAAGGTGTTAGCTGCGCTACCAATATTTTTCTGACGTTTCAGTGACCGAGCGTGGTTGGCCGCCTTTAGCGGCGAATCAAATTCAGTCAAACAAACGAAAAAATTATCCTCCCCTTCTATGACACCAAAGTACTTCCCGTCGTTTTTTAGCGTAAAAACATCTTTTACGCTACCTTTAGGCACAGCAAGCAGTCTGGACACAGCGTATGTTTGCGGTTTCAATAGGTTAGTAATTTAGCACGCTTATGCTGGGCGTGCACTTACTTTGCGCTCCAATCTTGCCCGATTCCGGCGTCCGCTACGAGTCTAGTTTTACTGAAAACTGTATCACCTGCGGCTACCATTATTTCAGAAAGCTTATGCTGCCATTCATCGGCTAGGTTCTCTCTCACCTCAAGCACTATTTCGTCGTGTACTACGGCAACTAATCTAACATCGTCTCCTACTGCGGGGTTTAATGCTCCCAAAGCGACCTTCAAGATGTCAGCTCCGGACCCCTGGATTAGTGTGTTAGCGGCGATGGTCATCTTCGCATCGTCGTAACTAAGCAAGCGACGTCTGCCCATCGCTGTTCTCGTATAGCACCATCCATCTTGAACCAAGGCCCCTCTTTCCCGGTGCCATTGACGCAAGCGAGGGTAAGACGCGTGGAATTTCGCGTGGGTGACCTTGCTTTCGGATAAGGTCAGCATCAATCCAAAAGACGCGGCCGCATACGTTTTGAACTTGGCGTAGCCAATACCGTATATCATCCCAAAGTTTGCCCCCTTCGCCATCTGTCTCTGTTGTTTTGTAACTTCTGAAATATCACAGTCGTTCATACGACTTGCTGTGAGCGTGTGCAAGTCTATGTCTTGGTTGTACGCCTCTTGCATTTCGGGAATATCCGCCAGCTCGGCCAGCAGTCGAAGCTCCATCTGCGAGTAATCACAGATAACAAGTTTGAATCCGGGAGAAGCAACGAAACACTCGCGAAAATTTTTGGATCGGGGGATCTGCTGCAGGTTCACCGCGTACGTTTGTTTCCCAGATTTTTTGGTTGTTCTCTTGGCCCCGGTGCAAGTGAAGCGACCGCTGTTGGCACCGAACTGGTTGTAAAAGCTATGAATCCTGTTAGTAATTGGATTTATGTTGTCTATCAATTTAGTTATGTGCTCTAACTTTGTTTCGATTTTTACTCGCTGTCTGTACAAAGCCAGCGTGGGATCGTCGCTATTAAATTCAGATAAAGCTATCTGACTGAGAGTTTGTTTTTTAGTGTTGTCATCAACAGGTAATTCGACCCCGCACGCAGTAAAAGCTTTACACACTTGTGTCGTACTAGAAGGATTAAATTCTTTCTTGGGCTTCTTCCCTACAGCAACTTGTCCACTATCATTACGCGGCAGCTTTACTTCTTGAGGTAACCTAGAGTCCAGTTCCTCTATAAACTCTTTGGTTTTACTCTCTAGCTCCTTTCGTATCTCGACCTCTAACGTTTTAAGTTTGCCCACATTTACAGCGAATCCTCTGTAACACATCCAAGCCACGGGGCGTACAACTTTTGATTCCATGCTGTATACGCCCATCAAACCTTCTTCTTTAAGTTCGTCGATCTGAAGTGCTGCGATCTTGGGCAGCAGATCGACGTCTTTAGCCGCGTATTCGATTTGTTCGAGATCGAGATCAGGGGCGCCCCAGTCAGATACCTGCTGCTCCTTGTCGATGGTGAATTCCAGGCGCCTTTCGACTACAGCTTTCAGCGAACAGGACACGTCCGCAAAGTAAGGTTTGTTTGCTTGAGGGGAGATCCGCTTCTCCTTGAACCCTGCCCTCAGAACTCGTTCAGCTAAATAAGTGTCGAATACTTTGCCCTTGTAATCAATGCCTAGGCTGAACAAAAACTGAAAATCAAAGTTCGCGTTGTGTATTACGAGTAGATCTCTAGTTTCTATATATTGTCGGAGTTCTTCGTCTACCGGAACTTTAAACAGATCAAAGACATAAACCGTTCTGTCCTCTTGAGTCGGCGATGCGTCACAGAGTTGCAGCAACCGACACAAAGCCAACGAAGCTTGAAGCCCCGTGGTCTCAGTATCTAAACAAAGTTTGTTTAGCTCTTTTAATTCACTCAGTGCTTTTTTGTACTGATCTTTTGTTTGGATGAATTTAACTTGCATAAAAGAAAGCCCCGCTTTCGCAGGGCTGAGCGGCGTTTCGAAAGTTTACTTGAACTGTTAGCGCAAGCGAGATTTAAAAGAGTTCATAATGAACTGATCTGCGTCGCCCCAGAGCTCGATCATTTCTTTTCCCCGTTCATTCAGATGAACGCTGTAGAAAGGACGCAACATGGCGTTTACTTGCGGAGTTTGATTTTCATCACGGCTTCCCCGTGAGATGTTGCTGCGCCGTTCAACCAGATCGTTTTTCATCAGCCATTGCAGAGCGTCGCGCAAGCAGATATACACCGGAGAGACGTGGAAAGTTTCGCGACGAGAGACACCTGCCCGGTAATCCTTAGGCTGCCACGCGCCGTTCATGAGCTCGAAGCCCTGGAACAACACTGATTTAGGAGATACTTCTAAGTTGTTTACCCAGTAGCTTGCGATTTGGCGGAGCGTCCACCAAGACCCGTTGCTGGCTGAGCTGAGGATCATTGCAGTTCCGACCGCCCAAAGTCCGTTAGACCTGTGGAGATCCTCCAGCAGATGATCCACGGGGCGCTGAGGAGCCTTCACTTCGAGTTGCTTCACCGTAGCCACGGGGCCTTCCGAAGTGTCATCGATGGAAATCTTCCATGCTAGGTTCGCGAGCTCTGGAGATTTCTTCTCAACCGAAAGCTTGAAAAGCTTTGCGCTGTCTACCTTGCGAAGGTTCAGAATTGATGCAAGTTCGATCTTGACAGGAGAGGACGAGGTGGCTTCCGCGAGAGCTACCGCCTCGTCTTTGGTTAGATCCTTTCCTTTGAGCGTGTAATTGAACATGAGAGCCAAGGGCTTTGACAGGTAGATAGTAGAGGCTTTTCAATGGCATTGCAAGCAGCCATCTAAAGACTTCCTAAACCCACAGGGTGTCAGGACCGTCTGGCCATGCGCCGCAAGGTCCGTCCGGCTCGCCTATGCGTCTCCACACTACCGTGTACCCGTCTTCAGCCAAGGCTGAAACGTGCAGCTGGCCCTCGTTCATAAAGAACATCCCCACACTGTTCGGCGCGGGGAAATCCGCCTGCTCCCTTAGTTTTTGTGCTGTGCTGTACTCAGCGATTAAATCGTTAAAAACTTCACCGGCATCGATGGTCATCGGATTGCTTTTTGAATAGCGTCTACAACATTATTGTCATCAGAGGTGTCTACGGTGTAGCTCTCGTCACTAAATGTTGCGACTACAGGGGGAAGATGTTTAGCGATGCAGAACGTCGTCCATTGAGTACCAGTAGATTCTTTAAATGCGTTAAGGCGCTTAACAAAGGCATCGTTAACTGCCGACTCCCCGTCGGTAATCATCAAGACATCACTGTTCTTTGTCAGCTCTGTATTTTTTAGGGCGTGGTCAATGACGCTGTTGAAGCTTGTGCCGCCCTTCAGAAACCAGTCGCCGACAAAGTCCAACAACTTCGAAGTGCTAGCTTTGTCTGGTTCGATTGTCACACTGTTTTGAATGAATGTGTCGAACAGGTTGATTTGTACCTTTCGACGTTGTTTGAGAGCTTCTTCGGCAATAACAAATGCAATGGCTTTGGACCAGATTTCGCTGGCTCCTGTCATTGATCCGGAAACGTCGATGTACATAACGATCGGACCCTTTCCCAGATCCTTACGGCTAGCTGTGTAATCTTTGGTGAGTAAAGTGCGTTCAGAATATTTTAAAGCGAACAACGCCCGCCCTTGCGGCGTGGCCGCTAAAGCAATTTCGCTGGGGAACGCCTGCGTTACGTTGTTGTCGAACTTGGCACCGGTGATGTTCTCGTAATTGCTTTTCGCCTTACGAGCACGCTTCCGCTCGCCCCATATACGCCTCAGCGTTCCGAGCCGCGTGGCTATTTTACGCAATGTTTGGTTGCGGTTCAGCCGTTTCGCCAGAGCTTTCTTTTCTGCCAGAGTGCCGGACGAGGCGCCCTGACCTGCAGTATCTCCGAACAGATTTCCCATCTGTTCCTGTAGCTCGTCGTTAGCTTTGTTGACGCTGTCAACCATTTTGCTCGCTTCAGCACCGACCTGTTCTCTAGCCTCCTGAATTGCATCATTGATCTTGTTGATCAAATCCTTTGCTTGCTGTCTGATTTCGGTAGCCTTGCTGGTGTTGCCTTTAGCTGTTTCTCTTTGGAACTTCTCCCGTAGTTCCTGCAATTGTTGTCCGCTTTTGGTTAGTAGTTCCACATCGAAAGCTTGCTCGGCTATCGCCTGCTCGATGGCTTCCGCAAGTTCATTAAGCAGCATCACTGCGTTGTTTCCCGAAGCAAACTGATCGCCCACGCAGCGGTGCAGCAGCAAAGGCCAACCTGCAGCGTTAGTCAGTTCGTCCATAATCGCGAACCACACACCGTTTTCCGGTCGGTAGTTCTCAGGAAGCTTTGTAGGCATCCCGTCGCACACGGCACGAAAATAATCTTCAACGTCTTGCTCGCTCACAAGCCACTTGACTTGATCCTCGTCATAAAGACGTTGAAAAATTTCTTTACCAAATCGACTTAGTTGCGTAATTTCATAGTTGTTGATCAAAAAATTGACACTGGGGCGTTGATCTCGCACAAAATCATCCCAAAGAAAATCAGCCAGTGCGCCGCAATAAAGAGTCAGCGGCTGATTTTCAACAATGCGTAAAAATTCACGGCGAGTTTGTGTCATTGTGCGATCTCCGAGATTTCGCGGGCGATGGAATCCAAGTTGTTCTGGAGCTGTTGTGTGAGTTTTACTCCGTTCATACGCTCAGACGCGGACATTTTAATGCGATCACTTATTAGGAGCTCATCTACCTTACCTTTAACTGTATTGACGTCTTTGTGATACTTGCGCAGCATCGTCACATATTCGTTTAAACCTTCCAAATTATTTGCACGGCTGCGGTGCACGGTGGCCTGAAACTCAGCCATAACACCGGAAGTAGCCCGTTTAGCATCGGCAAAAAGTTTTGCCGCTGTGGGAATCTCCTGCTCTAACACTTCGCATATAACTTGCTGATCATCAGAGCTTGTATACACGATGTGCACAATGCTGTTGTGCATATGCTCAGGGTGAAGTGTATCGTCGCCTTGAACAACTGCCCAAGCCCTAAGAAACTTAAGAATCTGAACGCGGCGACGATCGCTAATCGCAATACCTCGTTGCGACAAGAGTTCCCAGATGCTGTTAAATTTATCCAAAAACTCAATAGATATCTTTACTTTTTCTGCTTCGTCTTGAAGAATGCTGAGCTCTTCAAGCGAAATGTGTTCACCGACTTCCGGACGTTGTTCGATGCCGAGCGCCCATTGGTCAAGAATTCGCTTCGAGGCCGGTTTCTTGAGCGTATGCACCGTGGGGCGGAAAAGAAATCGATCACTGAACGCTTGAAGTGATTCTTCCTCGGGCCAGCTGTTTGTCGCGGCGACGATGCTTTGTAGAGGAGTGATGATAGTCTCTTTGCCGTTATTGAAAGTCCTTTCGTTGAGCAAAGTAAGTAAAGAATTCAAGATTGCGGAGGAACCCCGAAAAAGTTCATCCAGGAAACCAACGTGCGCCGAAGGTAAATAACCGTTGACGTCTCGTTGATACTCATCTTTCAGCAGTTTAGTTACAGCCACTGGGCCAAAAACTTCTGAAGGGTCTGTAGTAGGTGTCAGCAAGTAGCCGAAGTAATTTACTCCCTTGACTCCTTTGCAGATGTTTCTAACCAAATCGGATTTACCTGTGCCAGGTGCGCCGAGAAGAAAGGCGTTCTGCTTAGACAACAGACAACTAAGCAAACCGTCAATTACATCAGTTCTTTCCAGCGTGGCGGCGTTAAGAGCACCTCGGAAGTTTTGAAGCTTGGCAAACAGTTTGTTGTTCATTTGATTGGTTTGGGGAATTGAACTTCAACAGGACAAATAGTTAAGCCCTTAGTTGATTGAAGGGCCGCTTGGCGAACTTTTTTACCTGCAACCTCTGGATCTACAAATGAGATAGCTTCGAAGGGATCCGCTGTAGCAGATCCATCGGCGGTAAGATAACCCTCTTCTGTTTTGATTACGTAAATTGTGCGCGTCATTAAAAGTCACAAGCAATTGATTCAGGTTGTGGCTGATTGATGTCCGTAATTAGTTCCTCAAGGTTTTCGTCGGCCGCTGAGATTAGTTCTTTTCGGCGTTCGATAAGTCGACGTAGGTTCTTAGCTCGTTGTTCGTAAACATCGATCTCTACGTTTGCTTCGGACATCAGAAGATTAAGATGCGAACTGTTCTCAGCTCCTTTAATGCGCTCGCATAATGTTTTGTACTTAGATGACAGAGCTAGAGATTGTTTCAGCTTCTCAAGTCCTTTAGATTCGTCTCGACTGTTGCAGATGCTTTCAAGTTCTTCCCTGATGGTAGTTTGAATAACTTGAAATTCTTGCTGAGCTTGGCGATAGGTTGATTTATCTGGCGAAGTAAGCAATTTGCCACAGTCCAGCAATCGCTCTGCAAGCACAGAAAGCTGGTCAAATCCCGGAACGGAATCGCTAATGAGCTTTAGTTTGTTGGCTGTGATCTCCCAGCTACCCCGTTTCTTGTCAGAACCAGTTTGTTGCTTACCGATCTTTGTTATCGTACGAACATCAAGATCATCTAAAAGCTCAGCGCTCAAGGTGAGCGCTCTGTCGGCGGCAGAGGCTTTGGCCGCTTCTAAAACCTTGGCTGTGTTGATGTTGTTTTCGTAAGCGAGCAACGATTTAATGTCGCCGGCGATCGGTTCATCTGCTGTTTCAAGCACTACGGGTAGCGGGCCAACTACCGATACACGAACCGGAGCGTGGTAGGCAGCTTTCGTAGGAAATACTTTCATATACGCCTGGAAGGCTAGATCGTATTCTTCCTCGTCTTTAAACAAAGGGCGGAGAATGTTTTCGGCTGTTTCTTGCCAAGCCGCATACTCTTGATCCCAAAGCTCGCGCAGTTCTTCGTTAGCTACCTCTGCAGAGTACTTAATGTCTTTAATGTACTCATGTGCTTTGTAGAAATAACCTTCAGTTACGAAGTGAGCATCACCGAAGTGAATGGTGCATTCGTCATACAACTCACGCTGTATCGCACGCAAGCTGTCTAGTTTGTGCTTGAGTGCGTTTGACAGAGACGGCCGAATTGAAACAGTGTTCTTTTCTCGTAGTGTTTTAATGGTTTGATCTGGAAGTTTAAGATCGTCGAAGGAGATCTGTACGCTTTGACGAACTGTGGCAGAGATTGAACAAGCGAGGAAGTAGTGATTCATTGTTTGCACTGAATGGAGGGGTGGTTGTAAACAGAAGGAGTCGGATCAAACCCGATGATGCCTAAAGCCGTAAAAGCCATGCCAAGTGAGGCGAGCAACACAGCACCTGCGTTAACTGCTTTGTCTCTCATTTCAAACGGGTGAAAGCGAGTGAAATTTTCTCTGTGAGCTGATCGCATTCGCCTGTTTGTACTAACAGCTCGGCCTGTTGCTTTAGCTTGAGCTTGGCGACTTTCAACTGCTGTTCAAGGTCAGATACTTTGTCTGCCAGTTTCTGCAATTTGCTGTGCGGCGTGGGCTTACGAGAAATACGGACAACGATGTTTGTCTTGTACTGAGGGAACTTAAACTTGCTGTCGGCACCACTAAACAAGCCGAGATCGAAACCTTCGCCGTCTGCTTGTGTCACATCTGCCAGCAAGTTGTCACGAGCAGCTTCGAATGGAACACCGAATGATTCGTTGACTGAAGCCAGTGCTTGGTCACATTCGCTCCAAGCGCCGGCTGCTGTGTCTGCGAGCTTGAGAATTGCAGGTAGTTTGATGGTCATTTAATTAAGGGATTGGGTGTTCGCACCACGTTAGGGGCCGGTGCCGCCCGTCAATCATAGCGCTTCAGACTGATCCTGTAAATAGGTGAGCGTCATTTCGTTGGGTAAACGCAGACATTGTTCCAGTTTCCGATGTGATGCTCCCGCATTGCTTGCTCTTTTGCTTCGTCTCGTGTGTACGCCTCCACGGCGCACAAAAATTTCCATGCTCCTGTCTTTCGACTGAACACATCAAAGCTTTGAAGTTCTTTGGAAGTCTGCATGGCTTAGTTAAAACCTTTGATACGGTAGCATAGAGCACACGTTGATCTGTTTGTCTTAGTTACATTCTGTCTTACATCTCGTTTAAGTCGCTTATAAATAAACATTTTCTGAAAGCTCTCAACTTAACGTGTTTTGCTATCTGTGCTGTTTAGTTAACTAGCCGTCTCGTAAAAAATGCAGTCAATCGCCTCCGGCGTGTTGAACTCGGGGAAATCGTAGCTGCATCCATCGCGACCACTGTGCACACATTGATTGCAACCTTGGTGTTCCTTAGTTTCTTTAAACAGCTTTAACATATTTTGTACGTTGCGAAGCATGGTTTTAGCTTGTGTGTAGAAACATTCATCAACCTCATACGTTGTCACCCTGTGACCACAAGCTCGGCATTCTTTTCGCCGCCTCGTGTACTTTTCCTTAGTCGGCTTTGATTCGATCGTCACTTGCTCCTTCTTATTGCATTTCGGACAAGTGCCCAATAATCTTGGGTTTACAAAGACAGATTCGTTCATGTTTGTCGATAGTCAGTAATCGTAGGCGACTTTAACGTCTACTACGTCACAAGGTAACACACCGTAAGGTCTAGCGTCGTGATGTTTACTGAAGTAGGGCGAGTGCCCTACAGATAAGATTGTTCCTCCTTCGATAAAGTTGGACACAAATTGAGTAAATGCAGGGCGGTCATCGGGCTGTTCATTAAACACACTAAAATCATCTTTTATCAAAGCAGTTACCCAGTGTGCTGGTACTTGATAAAGAATGTGCTCACTTGATTTCATCGACAAAAGAAGGCACGCCGTTCAGACTAACCGAACGGTAATAGCCTTCGCAACCTACTTAGGTCTTAACAACATGATCGCAAGACCTGCAACCATAAAAATGGGAGAACGCAAGGCGACTCCCAAACCAAATAAAAAACTTCCGGCAATGATGAGGGCCATAGTGTCAGTTAGTAAGTCGAGGGGTTGAGGGGCAGAGGACTATCATCAATGTTTCTGTGTGAATTAAAGCGCACCGAAGTAAGTCAGGCTGCGCTTTCTAGCCAAGCTTTACAGGCTTTCTTAGCCACATAATGGACAGCCGTGGGATCCGCCAAGTTATATTCACGTGCCGCTCTGTAGGCTTCTTTAGCTGTTTCAAATTCATCAATTGTTTCCACGGTGTTGGTGTGATCTCGTCGTTGGATGTAGTGAGCCATGCTGATCAACCTCGCACAAAACAGTGACGGGAGTTCTTTTCGATCTCCCAATCCGCTTCTTCGATTGCTGTGCCAAACCACTTGTGATTCTTCTGGTAGATACCAGCGCCGCACAGCTCACGCAGAATAGCATTTAGTCTTGACTTAGTTGTAGGTGTTTGGTAACCATAGTCGCAGATCGTAACTGTATCGGGGCTGATCTGAGCGATTGGGCTACCGTGCAGATATACAGTTGTGCGATCAATGAGTCGATCAGCGTGGGCGAAATAGTCTACAGAGACTTGTGTATTGGCGCACTTCCAATCTTTCTTGGAGTGGATTGCGAGCAGCATTTGTGATTCAATTTTACGCATGATGTGTGTGCGAGTTGGGTTAGTTAAGAGTCAGTAATTTTGAGAGACAATACCTTCAAGGGCGGGGATGATCTTGTCTTCAATTAAGTAAACGATGTCATTTGGCATCTCCTCTTTAAGGAGAATCTGTTTGAATTGTGCGAGGGAATGGTAGGCCAGGCTGTGTGAATCCAACTGGTAAATGTCGTAAGGGAAGTGATTCATTGGAGTTGGTTTGTGTAGGCGGCGTGGACAACCACAGGGTTAAACAGGAGTGATCGGGATGCCACAATCGTCATCGAATGTGTAACCATCAGGAATCTCCCAAAGGTCACCATCCTGGTGCAATCGCCAAGTAACACCGTCACTAACCATGCTGGCATTGTTTAGGATGTTGTCCCATGCTTCCCAATACCATTCGTGATCTGGGCCAGCCTGACATATTTGAACGTCTTCGTAATCAACACCTACACACTTAGCCCAGTGTTCGTCAGCATCACTGCAATAAAGCTGGGGAATGTAGACACCGTGGGAATCAAGTAAGACGAGGTTAGGCTCGAAACGTGTTGTCATGATGATGGGATAATTGTGTGATTTGGCCCCGCGTTAGCGGGTAGTCGTTACATACTTAGCCCTCGCTTAGGTTCGGGTCCGATTGTTTGCAGGGCCCAAGCGCGGCCCCAATTACCGGCGGTCCAATGCCATTGACACTTGCCCGAACCTGGTTTCAAACCAGGTAAAGAAGCGAGCCCGCAAATTGAGCAAACGGGTTTGTTCATGATGATTAGATTAGTGTGAGTGTTCAGTGAGTTGGCCCCGCGTTAGCGGGTTTAGTCAAAGTCTCTAAGGTCTACATCTGTGGGGCGCTCGATGATCTTGCGGCCCGTATCATGTACCTGCGACGTGATAACCACACGGCCACACAGTGAGTTGTATGCGGCCGGACATTCGCGCATCAGATGGTTGCGCATCTCTGACGTCATGTAGTAGCTAACTACGTGTAGTAGTTGGTCTTTGTGTAAGTGGCTGATGTGATCGAAGTTTGCCATGATCAGAATGTGATGGTTTGCTCGAAGGATGAGAATGTCTTGGCGCGTAAGTCTTCCAGCATAGTTAGATGTTCGACTGCCCAATCACCACCAGGATGATCTGGAGTTTCAGCAACTAACTGCATGAGATCTTGCTCGTAGGCACGAATCATGCGACGCATGAAGTCTCTATTTAAGTGTGTGCGAGTGTCGTACATTGGCTGTTGTGTAAGGTGTGCGCGAGAAAGTGATGATAGTCCCCTCTATTTAGGCCAAGCGTGGGAACTGAGGATGTCGTTGGTGAACTGTTGGCGTACGCAATAGCGGGCGATTGATTCAGCTTCTAAACAACTAGATGCCAGTGTGTGAATCTTAAAGTCGCCACGATCTGCAGTCTCAACGTGCACGATGTACTTACGGTCTGACATTGGTTTAGTTAAGGGTTGCGGAGATGAGAATAGCCAGGGACTTGGTAAGCATAGTCCGGCCCAGGCAATGTACGCAATAGGTGACGATAAGCTGCAACTGTACACTCAATGCGCGGCGCATTGTATGCGGCCTCACGCCATATTCCGGGGACAGCGTGGGAACCTAGGTAGCCCTCATCCCATGCGGCTACAGCTACATCGTCAAGATCAAGTAGAACGTAACAACGCTGAGGGTTACCGTTGCGATCGTTAGGTGCACAGTGATGTTGAATGGTTGCCATGTTGTTGGTGTGATTGTGTGAGTTGGCCCCGCGTAGCGGGTTACTTAAGACCAGTGGCCCAAAGGTTCGCGGATTCCAGTTACTTCCTGGGCAACTTGATTAACAAACGTCCACACCATATGATTAACCATGCCGCGCACGCTTGTGCTGTTCTTGGCGAATCGTTCTAGCCAAGCATCACCATACTTGTTGTAGAAATAATCCTCTACATCATCCTCAAACGTGATGAAGAAGTCCCAAGTCTCGTGATAATAGGCGAGCCCGTCAGGTGCACAAGCTGCACAACCTTTGCGGGCGATGTCCTGCAGTTCTTCGAACGTTAGAAGTCCGTTGTCTTCGTTGATTAAATACTCAACTGCGTGAGATGCAGTGAGCTGCGTGGATTGGCTCAGGGTCATAACATTCACCAGCTACATGGCTGGCAGCTAACACAATGAGGGTAAGTCCCTCATGTAACTAACCCAAACTGCAGTGCAGTCTGGGGATAGCTACAGGAGAGAATCAACGTTTGATCTTGGCAATCGGATAGCGATCACGCAGGATATCTATAGCTTCATCTCTACATGAAGCACGGAAGTAGTCTGCCCACAGACCTTCTTCATCTTGGGCAAAGTAGAGCGGATCACCAACACCAAAGTAGATACCATCGCTGGTATAACCGCCTTGATTGAGTCTCTCTTTCTGCAAGTACACGCGGCCAGTGAACTGTTTGCAGAGCTTAGTTACTTCGAAAGGGAACATGATCAGAACAGGAAAGTGTAGTTAATGCAGTCACACGCAAGCACACCGTACGGTTGCGCATCGTGATACTTACGAAAGGATGGTTCTTCATCCCAATCTGCAATAGTTACAGTGCAGAACAATGAATCACCAAACTCACCGTCGATAAAGTTATCAATCTCCTGTTCTTCTTCATCACTTGTGCCGGTGTAGTCGTGGTTGATTAAGATGCTGGCCCAGTGTGCGGGCAGAGTGTAGGTAGCTTCGCGTAGTTCGGGCATGACCAGATAGCGATGGGATTGGGTTAGTTACAGTTAGCGGACAATGTAGACAGTTTCGTTAGCCTTCCAGTAACTCCATGACTTCCAACCGCTAAGCTTGCCTTCCAAAATTGGCATCCACTCTGCGGTTCTACTTGAGCGTTTCATTCCCCAGTTGCACCTGGCCGGCAAATAACCTCCCCACCAAAACTCTGCGCCCACAGGTACATCCTTAAAGGCTATTGGTGTTAGTACAACGTCAGATGTGAGAGGCTCAATAGGACAAACGATTGTTGCGGACATAATCAGATAGCAATGGGATTGGGTTAGTTACAGTCAGGAATAGTAACGGCCGACAATAACATCCTCGCCGCACAGTTTGATCAGCACACCGCTGAAATAAGAGTCGGAGCTGTAACCATGCCAACCGCTAAGTGCTGACTCCAGACAAGAATCAACCCGCATAAAGTCAGCGAGGTTGTAGTAATAACCTTTGTAGCGAAAGAAAGAACAATCGGAGTCGAACTCCTCATCACTCATCCAATCAAACTGTTTGCGAAGTTTGGCACGCTCAGCGCCAGAAAACTCACACGCAAACAGCAGCCGGCGTGGTTGATTGTTGGTCTTAATGTTCATAACATTCACCAGCAATAGAGCTGGCAGCTGACAACAAAGAGGGATGAATCCCTCATCAAACCGTAAGGCTTGAGGAGAGAATCGAAATTTAGAGAATGATCCTAAATGATCCTATCGGATCAAACTTAGGACTACATCCGGACAAGGCTAGTGATTAACTGGCTCCGCCCTAATACAGTTCGGGATTGTTACCCGAAACTAAAAAGTACGCACTAAGTTAGCTACAGTTTGCACAATTTCACCTAGTTGCGGGACTTAATTCGCCATCGGCGGTTAATCGACCGCGTGGGAATTGCATCCGGCTTTGTCCAGCGTACCTGCATTAAGGACAGTTACTCTGGACAAGCCTGCAAAGTGACAAGTGCAAAGCTGTAACTAACTGCGTGCCACGGTGACGAAACCGTTTGCGTCGCTAGATGTAGGTAACGAACCTACTGATCAGTTCTAGTAGCCAACTGTTCACCTAGTTAAAGGTGCCAGCTGACAAGGTACAGCCTGATAAGTTCGGCATCGTGCACACTTAACCGGTTGAGTTGCAACCGTATTGTGCTCAGGGGATCGCTCGCGCCCTTAGTTCCGTCTTATGACGATGCCTGCTATTTGAACAGTTAGCTAAGCCAATCGGCTACCCGTGCTAACCCGCACTGACTTAGCTAACTATTTGATTGTCAAGGTTCTTTCACCTAGTTACCTACTACAACTCTCGCCGCTCACGTTCCGGCACACCATGCCTGCCCTTGCCTACACTTCGGGGAAGTACTCCCTACCATCAGCGGCAGACGCGCGGGGCCAGTTCGGCCGTCGCGAGAGTCGATTCGGTTTTCTAGGTGCTCTGGCGTCCGGGCCGTGGCCTGTTCTCCAGTGACCTAAAGGTATCCGGCATTGGTGCGATAGGTCAACCCTTTCTGACCGGTTCACGGATTGGCACACAATGCCAGGGTCCGACCCTTAGTTAATTGAAACGCACACACGCGCACGCGCTAGCACCACGTTGCGCCTTCTGTCAAGCGGCTTCACGGTTTGAATTCTCTTTAATTAAAGAGGGTACCCCCCTGGCTTAGCTAAAAGAATAGAACAAGAGTAGGAGTTTGTAATACATAGTGATCGTTGATTGATTGTTTATACAAACTCCTGCCCCGTACCCGCGCGTACCTGCACGCAATCTGCCCCTTTTTTTTAAATATGCGCGTATAACGTCGCCCCCGGCGAGAACCCTTTATAAATCTTGCTGGAAAATAGGGGGCAAAAGTTTTAGTGTCAACATACAGGCAGGGGTACACAAAAAAAAATCGCCCGCGTGGGCGATCAGGTAGAAGTTTTTTCGATACTCAGTACTAAATCTTTTAAATACGTGACGTAGGTGCGCAAAAGCTCGGCGGCTATAAGGTGTCTTGCGTCCTTTGATTGAAAGTAGTGGGCGTTATGTCGATCTACAGCGTCTAGTGCTGTTTTAATCACCCCGTTCCACGGTTCGCGCACAGGGGTATTCCACTCCCGAGCCACGGAAGGGGAGGCAGAGTACCCCTATATGCTAAACGAAACTAGATTTTTAGAGTTTCTCTAGTTTGAAATAGATGGTTTCAGGGAACTCACAGAAGAATTTAAGTGTCGCAGGACACAACCAGCCTTTTTGTTCGTTACAGGAGTACCATGCGCCGCCCATTTCCTCGTTTTGACGAGTCAACGCCCCGTGGTAGGTAGGAAACTCCTTAGCAGCGAACAAAATCCGGTAGTTTTTGCCTTCTTCGATCAGTTTTTGCTCTTCTAGGGCGCTGTTGATGATGTCTGGGATGCCTAGGACGAAAGGTTCGTGTAGAAGTTCCCTTTTAGTGTCGGTAAAGCACCAAGTTCCGTTGAATTGGTAGATTTCGATGCAGAGCATTGCGTTTGCCATGTGCTGTTGGTGTGATGCTGTGCGATCCTAGCACGGAAGGTGCGCCGCACAGGGCGTATATTTACAGAATTTTGGTATGATGTATAGAGATTAGCGCCAGGCGCCGTGAGTTCTTCATCTTTTGAACGGCTGCCTGAGCTTGCAGATAAGCTTCGTTCGACATATAACGTTGATCGCGACGTCCTTCGTGAAATTCTTTTTCAAAATGCTTTAGATGAAGGCGAGCTTGACAACGAATTAGAGCAGCTCTACCCAGATGAAGACATTGAGGATGCGCGACAACTTACGTCCGTCGCTGACTTTCCTAACTACATCCCCTTTGAAGGTTACGACATTGACCCGGATAACGAAACTCTGAATGCGTACAGACTTGCCGGTGAAAACACAAAAGCACGAGAATTTGTCGAGCAAAATAACGATTTAGATAGTCTGCTTCCCGGCGGCACCGTGGATAGCGCCCGCACTGCTTATCTTCAAGCTATAAACAGCGGTGCGTTAACTCCTCAACAGCGAGAAACGTTGCGCTATGCGGGCGAATCCAGGTTTTTATCTGATGCAAACTACAGAAGCGACGCAGGAGAGGCATTAAATAACCTTCTTCAGTCGTATAGGGACAGGTACGACGTAGATTATTCACAAAATTTAGAAAATGTTGCTGATATTTTAGAACAAGCAGATGAAGTCATACGGCCCGTAGAAGTCGGTTTAGGTGCTCGGGACACGATGATGCGGTACGCGGATAGCGATACCGTCACTCGGGATCCTTTAGCTAATCGAATTAATCAAAACACCATTCAGCCCGGTTTGCCCTTGCGTGGCCGTGACCCTGGAGT